AACTGCCAACAAATAAGAAACGGGGACGGGCTGTTGGCTTGCCCTTTCGGTCGGTAGCTACTCCGACCTATCCCCGTTGCAAATATAATTATTTATTTACTCATTTTCTTTTTTATGGGGCTTTTCGCCCCGGTTATTATTCATAAAATTCTGTTGCCCCCTTTTCTAACTCATCCGGTATAAACGGCATACCTACCATTTCTTTGAAGTTTACAATAACCTCAAACAAAGGTTTTCCGTCTGTTCCGCTTTGCAAATAAAAGCCATCATCAATATTTGAATTAGCCAAAAATCTAACTGACTCGCCCTGCTGAATTGGGAATGATATACTTTTAGACTGAATGTTCTTGGCAATCTTTCTGTTTGCTTCAATGGTTGTTGAATATCGGCTGTTTGGAACTTCCGTTAATGAACCATCCGGCGCAACCTTTGCAGCCCAAAAATTGGCTTCATTCATTGTGCTTGTTTCGTTGTATGCCTGCCCGGAATACTGAATTGTTATAATTCCGTCTGCCTCCGCCAATAAATCTCCTTGAACTTTGTTTGGGTCAGACGCTCCGGGGTCTGCCCATGCGTTATTGTTGCTTACCAACGCCAAACCCTTTTTAATTCCCAAAGGTATATTTCCTGCAATCTTGTTATATGTATATCGGTAACTTGCATCACCTGCCGGGGTCATAACAACAAATTTTGCATAGTCTTTCTGATACTCCAAATATTTTTCCGAAATATGCGAACTATCTGTTATTACCATTCGATTAAACCACGGGGTTATATCCCCCTCAAAATCATTCAATACCATAGTTGTTGGTATCTGCGAAGCATTAGGGAATATAATTACCGCAAATTCCTTTGCGTCAGTAGGAACAACAAACGTTTTTGTTGCTTCATGGATTCCGCTCACTGCATCCTCTGATATAAATAATTTGTCAGAAATGCTCCATCCTGCATTGAATTGCGGTTGGTCGTTATTGTAACTTACCAATTCCGGTGTTGGTGCTACATTTTCCGACCCGGTGTACTTCATCAATGCAACCACAAAGGCATTTTGTTTGTCTGTAATTTTAACGGTAGCTTTGTAATTTTTACCACGGCAAACAAAGGTGTCAAATCTGTTATATCGCTTAAACAAAGAAAATACGGGCAAATCCTTGTTATTATCTTTAACAATTAGTTGATTATTAGATATACTTACCTTTGCTGCTGTCTTAACTGACAAATATGTATTATCCCCCATATATGTAACATCATTGTTAATTTCCGTTTCGGGTTCGGGGAAAATCAATGTCCTTGCAAGGTTCAAAGAATTATATCCGTAATACTTGTTGTTCATCTTTACTTGATACCCGGTAAATGCCATAAATGCCAACAACGCCTTTCCTACTCCATAGTCTTTGCCTACTGACTGAATCAACACACATGAATTTGCCCCAATAGACAATAATTCTTCATTTGGGAAATTGGTTTCTATACGCAAATGAACATCAGTATATGCTTTGGCTTGACACTCTCCTAAATACAATTCTTTTCGCTGCTCATCGCCCGCATTGTAGTCAATTTGAACTGCCATAGGATTGCCGTTAACGTCCAATAACGGGGTATCTGTGTCGTCAACGAATTCAAGTCTAATCCAACCGTCCTGCGTAATTCTGTTATCCCCATATTGCGTTGGCTCAATATACAAGCCAATTAAAAAGGTTGTTCCTCCGGATATATTGGGGTCGTCCTGCGGGTCAATATCTTGTATAACGAAAGATTTCTTTTGCATATCTTGATATACAGCAATACCGCCTTTGACTTTCAAATCAGAAAACCACAATCGGGATTTTGGATATTTAGAATTTACCAATTCATCATTTCCTAACATAGCCAATATTCCCTCTGCATCTTTTCCCGGAACAACGGATAAATCAGCCTTGAAAATCGGGTCTCCATCGGGTGTTTGTCCGTTTCCCATTTGCGAAATACGAACCGTTCCATCCATACTTCCGACCTCTGTTGCTTTAAATGATTTTTTTGCTATTTTATCATTAAACAAAAATGGAACATTTCCCAAATTTACATTTGCTTCGTCTGTATCACTATCGTATTCAATAAAGAAAGGTTTTTTAAATCGTAAATTCTTTGTCTGCAACACAATATTTCCCTGCTCATCGCTTGTTGTTAGGCTGCTATCAATAGTTTTATACCACGGAATAAAATCCCACGTATTTTCGTTTTGAATAGGCAAAAAAATGCCTGCAATACCATTGCTTGTAACGGTTATTGGTGTATTTGCCCCATCAATACTTTCTCCGGCTGCCGGGCTAATTATCGCCTTATAATTGGCTGCCCCCGGTTCTTGTATAAGTTCCAAAATGATAATACGGTTATCCGATACGGGCGGCAATGTCTGTTGAATTGTTTGGTTGTTGCTCATCTGATAAACCAACAACAAAGTTGTACTTTTGTTGTACGGGTCTGTATTCAGATTTACCCCCTTTTGTACCTCTTGGCGGTTGGCATAGAATAACGCCTTGATCTGCTCGTTTGTCTTTCCTGCTGTTGCCGGGTGCGCTGTTTTAGACAATGCAATAAAAGCCGCATTTTGCTTAATCATACGGTCAAACTCTGTTGGGCTTATTGGGTTCTTTGCGTCTGCCAATCCTGCCGCCAAACCTTTTTCTTTGAGTTTTGCCAAATCTACGTCCGCTAAATCATTCTGAGCAAAATTACCGTCCTTTGCTTTTTTCTCAAAGTCTTTTGCATCAACATTTGAAAGGTTTTTGCTTGCCCCGCCCAATGCCGCCAGCGTTGCGGCAAACGCCGGGGTTTTTACATACTTATCCAAATAATCTTTAATCCATTGTTCGTCCGCTCCTGCCGGAACCCACGGAATTTGTGCTGCATCATTAATTTCTATTGGCAAATATACATCAACCCACATTGCGCCCTGTCTATCTGAAAGGAATGTACCTTTCTGAACCACTTCAACGCCCAATTTCTGTTGGTTCTCTGAAATGTATGTTCCGGTTATTGCTTTTGCATCGCCCAAAAAAGTTTGCGTATAAACCTGCATTTGCCCCAAACCCAAAAGCGGAACGATATTAAACAACAACATATCGTTCTGAATCTTACAATTGGTGCAAACCCCTTTGTTTACCTCAAATTCAAACGGCTTACCGCTTCCGGTAAAAATCGAACCTTTGACGTGTACGGAATCCGCCTTAATTGGGGCGTTGTTCTTATCCCGGAACATCATCATAATAATTTGGCTACTGCCTGCTGATAATTGCTTTAATTGTGCCATAATCATTTGAATTTTTTCTTGTTAATACTATGTTTATCATTAATCGCCTTTATTAGCTTTTCGGCTTCTTCTTTCGTTATACACTTGACTATTTCCGCCGCCATATCTATTGCCTCAACTGCATTGCTTTGTTTGAGTTCGTAATTCTCTTTCATGCTCCAACCCTCCCTTAATAGAATACCCAATGTCAGTAATACAACAAAAAATGGAATACTGTAAAAAGGAAAAACCATAATCCCCAAAACATCAATCATCAATACGTATAAAACTAAACGCAAATAGTCTATGATTTTTTGCCCGGTTTTCCGCATCGGGTGGCTGCTTAATTTTTCTTTTCTCGCTTTCACGGCTTCGTATGCCGTCCAAAAATCAAAGAATGTCGCAAATACTACAAAAACACAACATACAAAGATTATTATCAAACAAACTTTCATGTCGTATTGAATGAAATAAAAATACTTTTCCATCGGTCTTTTTTGTGGTGCGGATTGTTCCGCACCGGGTTAAACTTTGCATATTTTGATAAAATATTTTTTTTCAAATATTCCCTAACAACAAAAACCTTTGTTGGTGTTACATAACAAATAACGGGCTAACCATTGAAATGGCAATAATACGCCATTGTTCCCAATTAAAAATTCTTTCCATAATTTAATGCGATACATCTTCGATATATGGTTCATCTAAATAAAACTGCGCATATCTCAACATTTCATTTATTACAACATTTGCAATTAATCTTCCACCTTTAGCATTTGGATGAACTTGGTCAATTAAATATTCTTTTATATTTAGTGTTGAAATTCTACTTAAAGCATTAACATCTATTACTGGCAATCCGTATATAGCTGCCACATCTTTAATAACCTTACAATAATCTAATATAGTAAGTTCTATTCTATTTTTATAAGGATAATCCGCATTATTATAACTATTATAAAAATTATGTGGTGTGCATAAAAATATTTTAGCATTTGGCAATCTTGCAACCAATTTTCGTATCATCAAACCATAAGCATACATAAAATGAGATTCATCGCCATCTTCTAAAGTACCAATCTCAACACTCGCCGTAATATCATTTGCACCTGCATAAACACATAAAATATCCGTATCTAACGGTATTGTATTAATTCTTTCATCTCCGCACATATAATCAGATATTGTAATTGTACCGCTATCGGGCTTTGAGGCGTTATAATAACCATTCTCATCCACTTTCTTATTTTTTGGATTTACATCAGTTATCTTTGACCCTCCTATACCCCTATTGTAGTGGTCTGCCATTCTTAAAAATTTCCATACATATTTTTGCCATGACTTTAATTCAACAATAGAATCTCCGTATGATGTAAACTTCTTTCCTTCATAAGATAATCTTATAATAGTATTTATATTCAACAATGATTCTTTTATTTCTTCAACTTTACACGGAAAGTAATTAACCGAAGCAAATGGAAATAATGTTGTATTCTGAAAATTTAATACAATATAACTCGGCGTATTATCTATTTTTACTTCCCTAAATGTGTTTGATTGTGTTCCCGTATATTTTATCCATTCGCCTAATTCATTATAAGTTCCTACACTAAATGCATTGGTAAATATAGACTTAACGTTTGTATCTATTGGAATAAATTGCGTTGTTTTATATGATGCATTACTTTGATATGAACCATTAACATTATTATAACCTGCTATTATATTATTAATTATAATATTTTTATCATAATCAATATTAGGAATTTCAGTAATTCCAAATTGTATAGGTATAAAATTTTCCTCAAACCCAATATAATAAAATTGACGTTCTTTGTTATTCCAACCTTTAACAAATGTGGCATCTTGGGGGATTTCTTTTTTTCTAATATCAACACCGTTTCCGGTAATCGATGTAATTTTACTCAAAAAAACCAAATTATCTTTAGTGCCGGTATAGAAAAACAACGAATAGGAATTTGTATATATAAATTTTTTATTCTTAGGTATTTCAATTGCTTCTATTAGTACACCATTACCATTTACAACATTTCCACTATTATCTATTGTCTTATTTTCATATAATAACCCATTATAGACTTTGTTAATTGATGATTGCGTAATAGTATCATAAATATTATAATTTAATTCTAATATTTCATTAAAGTCTTTATATGTCAATATTCTTTCCCAATTAGAATCTTTTATCCAATTGGAATTATCAAACGTTGTACCTTTATATGTTTCTATAACTTGATTAATCCCGTCATTATAAGTTATTGTAAATCCTTGTTTACGTGCTATTAGACTAACTTGTAGTCTTGTATTAAATACATTAGTGCCGTATGATAATGTTTCAAAGCAATAGTTATCAATAGGTATATATGATTCGACTCCGCTAATTTGACCTAAATACAAATAACTTCTATAAATACCCGTATCATCCTTATAAGAAAAGATTAATCCCTCTCTCTTATAATAAGTATTTGGTAGTGCTTGTCTTGCTGTATTAGGTGAATTATATGTTGAATTAGTTACAAAACTAATATTAATAAATGGCAATTTAGTTGACGGGAAAATACTTGCCCAATATAAATTATCTTGCCAATATGCATCATCCGTTAATGTACCTATATACATTTCCGTTGTAAACTCTCCGGTTTTACCATTTATATAACTTAATATTTTCCCGGTTCTTCTATTTGATTTTGCAACTTGTAATCTTGTTGTTTTTAAATCCGTATTAAAATCAATTGCAATTGCTGCTTTTTTTTCTATATCTTTTAAAGATTGCGATAGTGCTATACCCGCACTTTGCTTTACCCAACTACCAGTTTTATTAGTAAATATTACAACTTCATCATTTACTTCTATTGCATTAAAATTACTATAAGTACCATTTATTGAAGCAATCCAAAAAACATTTTGGTCGGGTGTACCGGGATTTGTTGACGGTATTGCAATCCCGGCAAATGTCGCATTACTTCCGACCGTTGCAATAATAGATAATAAAGCATTTTGCATTATCTTCCCCGTAATTTTTTGGTTTCCGTTTGTTTTAATTACATCGGAAATCGCTTGTTTTAATTGTTCGTAATTTCCCATAATCTAATAATTTAATTGTTGTTGAAATCATTATTGAAATCTTCGTTAAAATCTCCTTTGTTTGCTGTTATATTATAGCCACGTCCTATTTTCTTGACGACGGTATTTGTTTTAAATTCAATTTCCACGCTCGCCAAATCTCCCTGCGTTTGCCATTTTGGGGTAATTAGAAACGTGTCGCAATCGTATTCCCTGCCGTATTTATCCGTTATATGAATATAATCAGCCATACGGATAAAACGCATAACGTCGCAAAGGAACTCCGGTGCCAATATCGTACATTTAAACGTTTTGACTGATATTTGTTTTTCCGGAAAAAAATACCCGTCCCGTTCTTCGCCATCCTCTTCAAATTCATAATCCGGTTTTCCCAACTCTGTACAAAGGTACAACGTATTTTTGAAATCCGGGTTTTTATATACTATTTGCCCGGCGTCAAATACCAAATTTTCAATATCCCACCATTGTATTTTTAAGTAACCGGAAACATCTTGCACGACCGTAAACATTTCAGAATACCACGTTTGCGCGCCATCCGATAACGTCATATAATATATTCCGTCCAACTGATTTAATGGCATGGGTAATATTGACGGGTACAATATAACATCATAACCCAACGTTTGAAACCGGACAATCTGCAATCCGGTTTCTTTCATGTACGTTGTTATGTTTGCAACTTGTTTTCCGGTTTTATCGTACAATATAACCGACGACACATTATTTGCCCGTGTGTTTCTGATTATCTGAAAAGGTAACAATCTATCAGCCGGGGCAAACAACGGGTAAATTGCGCCGTATGCGTAACTTTTTCTGTGGTTCTGTTCATTTATTGACGTGTACCACGGCAAAACGCTTATATTATTATTCTGTATCATATTTCAACGTTGCTTTAATGTTTCGACTACACAAATTTACGCTTAATTTATCAACTTGACCGTTACCGATATATGTTTTAACTAACTGCATCGGGTTTGGGTCTGTGGTTCCTGCCGGGAAATTCAATGTTTGTTTCTTTTTACGTTCCAATCCTCCCATAGCATAATATGGGGAATTATTTATTTTGAAATTCCGTGCGGGCATATCATAAACCCAATATGTCGGTTGTATATTGATAAACGCTAAATATCCATTTTGCAAAAAATATTCTACGCTATCAACGGTTTGTCTTGTGAAAGGCAATTCCAATTGTCCGCCGCCGGACGGCGTAACTGCTGCAAACAATGCGAATCCATCGGAACTAATTGCACCGGGGTTTAACAACATCAAATCTATGTCAGACGTAAAATTTGATATGTTAATTTCTTCAATTTTCCCGGCTGTTACATATTTTGACGTAATTTCTATTGGCAACCCCTCAAATGGTGTTGTTACATCATCCATCCACTCAAATCGATAACGTTCCGGCATTTCTACTTTGTCAAATGAATATTCAGACGTTGCAAAAGCTAATTTTTTGCCGTTCCTAACGCTTTCTAATTGTGTTAAATCATAATCAATAATCGGGTTATATCCATACGAACCGCCATTTCTAAACCAACTTACCTGTTCAATTTTAAATTTTCCGTCCTCAATATACCAATAACATTTGTAAATATCCCGTAACATCGTCATAATCTGTTGTAATGTAATCGGGGCTTTTTGCGCCGGGGTTTTATATTCGCCATTAATGATATTACTTTTCTGACTTATTAGCAACTTAAATGACTGCCCGGAAATAGGATTGTTTGTGTTATAAAGAAATTGGCTGTATTCCGGCGTCGCTTCATGCGTTATTCCGGGCGCAAATTCTTTTAATAGCACATTGATACATGACGACAATGTAAACGCATCACGCAAAGTATATGCTTTTCGGGCTTTTTCCTCTAATATCCAATCCATCAGATAAAACCCAAACCATAACGACGCATAACGCCACGTTGACCGGGCGATTGGATAAAACGTTTGTCCATATATGGAATAAGGCGGCGCAAAATACTTTCCACTGTCGGCTAATCCCCACTCGGTCGGCGTATCTGAAAAATTTTTAGATATAAATGCCACGTCGATTGCGTAACCAATTGCCCGGCGGTAATTTCTATTATTATCTACAATATCATCGGACGGCAACGGGTATGTATCTAAATCGTCTATTTTATCAACATCAACCAAATATCGGGCGTATATATTATAACTTTTCATATCGGCGTGCATCGTACCCGTTGCTCCGGAACCCTCAACGGCGGTTAAATCAAATTCCAACGTATCAAAAGGTTCTTGCGTTATCTTTGTAAACCGGAACATTGCCACATCATCAGAACGGCGGCGTATCTCAACACCTGCTAGCCCAATAGGTAGCCCACCCGCAACTCGTTTTTGTGCAATATGGATATAATAATTTACATTTAATTCCGGGTATAAATCTCCCATAAATTCATCAGAACTTACACCCGTCGACATCCGCCCACTATAAAGCCCGGATATTACCGCCGGGGAACCGTGCGACGTAATTTGTATTTCTTTCAAAATATTACATAGTGCAAAATGATAGGTTTGTATTAATGCGTTTTGGTCAGTCGTGGCGTTTGCGTCTTGTTCCCAATTCGTGCCGCCCAAAAAGCACGAAACAATACTATCTCCGGGAACGTATATTTGTATCAATGGGCGTTTTCTTATTGTAAGAAATTCGATTTGTGGGGTCAACTCAATTAAATTGTATTCCTTTTCCAATCCTGCCAAAACGTCGTTGTATTGATCTATTGTTTCCGGCTGTACCGTAACCAATTTATCATCATCATTAAACGTACAATCCGTTTTCATAAACTTTGCTTTATAGTATTGATTGTATGTTTGTCCCCAATCATCGCTTTTTTCGATATATAGGAAAAATTCAGAATCAAACGGGGCGTCATTGATAATATCGTAATCAGCACGGACAAAGTTTATTTTACCGGACAATTTAGCCCGGTAAAACCTTTGATTTGTTTCCAACTCATAATCCAACGTTAAATCATCCTTATAATTGGGGCGGACGGTTTGTTTGGTTCCGTCCTCCCCTATCTGCAAAAAGAATCTATATTTTGGTGTCATAGTCTTTTTATTTTACGTTTCAAATTCTTGTAACTTTCAATCGTATTTCCGTCGCCATCCACGTAAACCCGTCGTCGGTTCTGTTCCTTAATTTCCCTTACATCATCCGACAAATTGCGTAAATCCGGGCTTTGTCCGGTAACGTTTAACGTCAAACCGTCGCCGTCTGAATAGGATTTTAAATACTTATGTGCAAACGTACCATTGTTTAGCGAATTGATAACGTCCGGTATTATCTTTCTGAAACGGCGTGAACTTCGTTTATTTATCACGGCGAAAAATTCGCCTCCCTCGGCACGTCGGCGGGTTCCGTCCGGTTTCGTTCCTAAATCAATATCATTTCCGCTTTGGTGCGAACCGCCCTCCAAAAGTTCAACGGTACCGTCGCCGTATGTTTCCGTTCCTCCGGTTTCTCCGGTCTGTTTTGCCAATTGCGCCGCCTTGATTTTAGACGCTGCAAAACTCGCCCACATTACGGCAATTGCAGGTATTGCAAACGGGAAACCTAATTGTGACCATATCAACGCCGTTGCTGTTACCATGTTTCCGATTTGCTGCAATGTTTGTATTGCTGCCTGCTGTTTTTGCGCTTTCTGTTGTTCTTTCAACGCTTTTTCTTGGTTTTTCTTTGCCAAATCCAACTCCTTTTGCGCTTGTACAACATTATTGGCGTACCCGTTTGCCCTTGCTTCCAATTCTGCATCCAACGCCGATTGTGCGGCGGAAACCTCTTTATCCGCTTGCTCAACGGCTGCATCTGCTGCGGCAACACGTGCCGCCGTGAATGTATTTAACGCATCCAATGCGTATTGCATAGACGTATTAATTGCCTCTTTTTGGTCGTCGTCCAAATTAAGCCCAAACAAACCGTAAATGTCTGTTCCTCGTTCCTCCCCTTTGGATTGCTCAATTTCTTGGTCTATTTTTTTAATAGTGTTTTGAATTGTTTGTACCTCAACATCAGACAATTTATTGGCGGCTTGCTGATTTAATTCTAAAACCTTTTGCAAACGTTCCTTTTCTGCTTGCAAACGGAATTGAGTTTTCCGGGCTTCTGAATTTTTTAACAAATCAAATTCCGATTGTGCTAACGCTTGTTGTTGGTCGAATATCTGTAATTGCGCTTGCAAATATTCGTCCGCAATTCCGGCTCCCTTTGCGTCAAAACTTGCATTAATCGCCGCGGCGTCCTGCTGTTGCCCGGTCGGTTTCTGTTGGTTCTGTAATAATGCGGTTTGTCTTTCGTTTTCCAACAACTGCATCCGCAATTGTTTTTCCTGCTCGCTTCCCTCTTTGACTGCTTGCAAACGTAATTCAATGCTTTCTTTCTGTAACGCTAATTCCTGCAATTGTCGGTCTTGTTCGATTTTCAATAACGCCTCGGTTTGTTGCTGTTCCAACGCCGTAATTGTGGCGTTTATCGCTTGACGTCCGGTTTCGTTCAAATCCTTTTCGGTCTGCAATTGGTGTTGTAAATCCTCAATTTGGCGGGAATACTGATATTGCGTTTGTTGGCGACGCTTTGCCCATTCGTCGGTTTCCAACTGCAATTGTGCATCCTGCAATTTTCGGGTTGCTTCCAAATTCTTTTTATATGCCGCTTCAATTTGCTTTGCTTGTTGTTCTGCTGCCTTTTCCGCATCGCTTTTACCCCTCGGCGTTACGGTTGGATTCTGTGTTGTTACGGGTTTGTTCCCGGTCGGTTCTTTTGGCGTATCTCCTACGGAAACGGGGATTGTTATCGGCTTTATTTTCTTTTGCATATCATCCAACCCCTCTTTGAAATTTTGGGTAATGTCCTTTACTTGTGCTTTTACCAAATTTCCGTATGCGGCTGCATAATCTGACAACCCTTTTTTAACATCGTCAAAATCTAACGTAAACGCTCCCTTTAATGCGGTTCCGGTTGCTTTGACAATATCAATAAAGAATCCAAACAAATTTCCTAACGTGTCAAATGTGGTTTTAAATCCGGCAACTATACCGTTCCAAATGGCACGTATCAAAACACTTTCATTGTACAACTCAATAAAGTAATTGATTATATCAATGACCCCTTTTATTATTGCTGTTAAACCTTGATTAACAAAAACTTTTGCCTGCGTTGTCAACGTTTCAAAATTTCCTCCGGTTGCGTCAAACAACTCGGATAATGCGTTTTGCAACTCAATTTGGCTTTGCAATTGTTCCTCCTGCAATTGCGCCAAAACTCCGGCTTTCCCTTTTACTTCATCCATGTTTGTTGAAATATCTTTCAACGTGCGCAAATACTGCAATCCGGCGTCCTCTCCGGGAGCCCCGAATATATCTGCAATTGCAGCCCCGACCGTTGCCGCATTATCCGGCAATTCTGCCAATTTTGCGGAAACGTCTTGTATAACATCGAACGTTGTTTTGGTTCCGGTCTGCAAATCTTTTTGAACTTGTTCCGACGAAATACCGATACCGTCCAAAGCCGCCGCCGTCGCCGTCGTCATTTCACGCAAACGCAAATTTGCCTCCTTAATTGCGTCAACGCCTTTGTCCGAAAAGATACCCATTTTGTTTGTTTGGGCTACAATCGCAACAAATTGGTCTGCTGATATTCCAGCCTCTTTGAAATATGCCGGGTATTCTTTCAACGTGTCTAAAAATTCCCCGTTCGCATCGGATCCGGACAAAAAACCATCCTTAACCAACTGCAATGCCTCATTTGCAGAAATACCAAATTGTTTTGATAATGCGTTTGTTGCAATCAATGTTTCCCGGAAATCTGCGCCGAACGAATCTGCGACGGCTTGCACCTCATTTCTAAACGCTTTCAAATCATCGCCACTTTTCCCGGTAAATTGTTGCGTCAATCTCGTTGCCTCAACTAACCCGGCGTTATAATCGTACCACCATTTAAACGCCGCACCCGCCGCCGTAATTCCGGCAATCGCCAAAAATACCGGGTTTGAAAGTAATCCCAACAAAGTTTTTCCCAATGCTTTTGCCCCGTCGCCAATAGCTGTAAAAACTGCTTTACTTTCAGCCCCGCCACGTCCTAACGCCAAAAGACTTTCGCCAAATGCGCTATTTAAACCTAACGTTTCTTTCAGTTTGTCGCCATACGCAATAATTGCGTCTGACGCCTCCGTATAATTTCCGACGTTCAATTGAAATTTCCCGGTTGCTTCCTGCAAACGTTTCATTTCTTCGTATATTTCTTTGGTTTGTGCAACCAATTTTCGCCCCTCCTCGGTGTTTTCCCGTTCGGCTTTAGTCATGTTGTTTAAATAAATCTTATTCAATGAATATTGCGCCGATAAACGGTTATAACTACCCTCGGCGGATTGATTTATTTTCACAATCAGTTTATTAATTTGGTTCGCTTCCTGCTGTGCCAATTTTAACTCGGCTAACTTTTTGGCGTTCTCGCTTTCTGCAAACGCCAAATCACGTTGCGCACGTGCCAAACGTTCGGCATCGTCTGCGGCTTTTTTGGTTGTCTTTCGCCCGTCCTCCGTTGCGCCGGAAACCTTTTTCAGAATCTCCGCCAATTGTATTGCTTCGGCTTTGATATTTTTCAGCGCATTTGTATATGTGTCCGAAAGTTCATCCAATTGTTTTATCAAATCTGTAATCGAATTATCCGGGCTTATTAAATCCGAATATTTGATTGGGTTGTTATTATCTGCCATACGCCGATTGTTAAGTTATTTACGGGAAATTCCCCCGTCTGTTGCATTTTCTTTTCTCAAACGTGTAATTTATCGCCTAAAAATAAAAACGCCGGAAATCGCCTTATTTTACCTTTTTTTGCTTGTTTGCTTTTTTGGCTTGTTCCTTGATATACTCAAATGCGTTGTAATATTCCAAAACGGTAAATTTCTTTGGGTCAACATGCAAATTTTGGGACAATATCAAACACATATTTTCAAATTGTCTGTCATGCCTAATTTCCACGCTTTCCGACCCGGTAAACGTCTGCGGGTTGAAATAGGTTATCAACTCCGCCGTAATGTCGTCAATCTCTTTTGCGTCCGCCTCGGTTGCCCGACCGTCTATTATTGTGCGTAATACAACAATCGTTCTTTGTTTCAATTTATCGTAATACTCTTTCAATGTCGCATCATCGAACAACCGGGGAAAATACAAACGCAATTCATCGTCTATTTTTTTTTTAACCGCTTCCAAATGGGCGGTTATCTCTGAATTTGCAACGTCTTTAAAAAGACTCATTGTTTGTTGCAATCCATCATCTGACAAATCATTTCGGGGTTTACCATTTATTGATTTAACCAACACGGCAAAAGCCAAATGCCGGGGGGAAACCTCGGATTGAATGAAATATATGTTTTGGCGCATATTTTCCAACTCAACGGTTGCCATGTTTGGCGTTGGGCTGTTCAAATAACGTATTACCTTTTCAATATGTCGGTCAAAATCCGATAAATCAGAACCAACCCCGGCGTCAACCAAAAGCATTTTGTTATACTTGTGGAAACGCAACATCGGCAATTCGTCTATACTATCATACAACTCAACGTTCATTCCTTTTATTTGTACATTCTTCATAATAAAACACGTGTTATCATTGTACTACAAAAGGGAACGCCCAAAAATGCGGGGTTCCCGGTAAATATCAACGCAAAGAAACAAATCAGAACGCACGTCCACCACGACAAACAGAAATCGCAACTAAACATCTTTGCAAAGAAATCGTTCCCGTGAACTTGTACCCATTCAATAACGCCCCATTTGCGCAATAATGTAAGCACAAAAGCCGCCAACATTGCGACCAATATAACGTAAAAAATAAATTCTTTCATAACCTTACAATTTACATGATTCTCCAATACTTAATTCTCCATAGAACCGGAACCCGCCGTACGGGTGCATTAAAAATTGGTTGTCTATTTCGTCCAAAGAAAAACCCCGGTAAATATTTTCCGCCAACTCATAAACCTTTGTTATTTTCAAACGCCCATGTTTCAGCCAAAAGCCTCCGTTCAACACGTCCAATATTTGCCGCTTAACTGCTTCTTTGTTCCGGTCGCTCGCATCGTTGAATATCTTCCGGAAATCAAACCAAAAGATAAGGGAAAACGAGGTTTTTAGCCCTATTGAAACGCCGGATTCCCAACTAACGTCCTGCGGGTCGTCAATCCAAAAAAACGAAAAATTCCCAATATTTGCATCCGGGGTTACTTCTATATAATCGTTTCGCCCTACATAAACGCACGGGGTAAAATAACGTTTCCGGTTCCCGTCATATTTAACAAGTCTTTCAGCCCGTCCAAATGCTTTGTCCAACCACGGTAAATTATCAACCAATCCGGTTTGTATATTTCCAATAATACGGTCTAATAATTCCGGGTTCGCAATCACCGGGGCTTTGTTATTCGCTGCCATATATCGTTTTTTTTGCCTCTGTTATTAAATCCGGGAAAATATAATGCCATATAAGGATTTTAATATTTTCGTCCGTTAAACCTAAAATTTGGCGTCCATACTTTTTTATTAATTCCTCGGTTTTCCAATCCGCCGCCTTAATTTCAAATTGTTTGTCGCCAACTTCCAAATAAAAGCTACTTTGAAAATCGCCCTCATCCCTTAACGTTACCCGGTTTGTAGGCTGTCCCTTTGCCTCTTTGATTGCAATTGTTACCGGGCTATACGGGGCGTAATCCATGATTGAAACGCCCAAACGGTTAACGCCTTGTTCAAACAATTGTTCCTCGGCGTTCATATCTATTATATACGCCTCGTTGTCCCATATTATTTTTTGCACTAACCGCCCGGACGTTAATTCATCGTTGAATTTAACGACCCGTTTTAATAAGTCGTCAATTTTTCCCATATCACTAAATAAGAATACCGCACGTTCTCAATGCTGCCAATAGTGCATTGAATTTAGCTATTACGGCGGCTAACTCTTCACTTCCGCCCAAATTAGCAATATCTGCTGCCGCTTTTACGCCTCCAATAGCTTGTTTTGTGGCTGCGGTCAAAACTGCATCCTTTCCCGGTGCGCCCGGTGTTCCGGGTGTACCCGGTTGCCCTTTCAGATTCTTAAAAGCAAAAGCAAATGTTCTTGCGCTTGCGGTGCCGCCCAATGATACCGTTACTTCCGGGGTTCCGGTGTTTGCATCCACGGTTGCGGTTGCTCCGGTAATTGTCGCATCAGCCCCGGGACGACCGGGCGTTCCCGGCGTGCTTGACTTAAATAGATAATAATGCAACAATTTTGCCAAATCCGTTTGCCCTTTTGACGCCAAATGCAAATCAATAACTCTCATTGCATTTTCAATTGTCATTCCTTGAATTGTCAGCGTTTGCCCGCTGCTTTCCTGCTTATCGTTGTACACTTTAACAACAATATCGTTGTTTATGTACTTATCTTTTGCGGCGGACAAATCCAACATTACAATACCACTTGCCGGAATGTCTTTTTCAACGTTTGTTGCATCAATGGTTACTTTTGCTTTTGGCGACGGATATTCTGCGCCGTCGTCGTCAACAATATTTGCCACGACCAAAATTTGCGGCAACTTTCCGGAAATGCTCGACCATGATTCAGTAATTGCAATATCCTTTTTCAATTTATCATACGTGTATTGCGCATCAATCATATACGCTTGAAATCCTCTTACTCTCATAATTTACGCTTTTAAATTCTACAATTTTACCTTGAAATTATATACAACTTTTGCTTGAAATTATATACTAAACGGTTCTGTATCTAACGCCCCGGTTGTTACAACTCAAACAAATGCGGTCTAACCCCTGCGTATCTAATCGCAAAGCCTCATACGCTTTTTTAAGGTCATAGCCCAACCCGCCGGGACGAACCCCGGACGTATTGCCGTCCAACTCATACAGAATATCGGTGCGGCTTGCATTTGACTGATTGCGGTTAACCCTAACGTTGGGATTCATTGCTAACGTGCGCAAACCTATTGCCGCAACCTGCCTTTGAATAACGGTTTGGAACATCTGCCGTTGCGAAATAATAAAGTCGGTCAAATCGCAACCAACCGTTATTTCGCAATTTAGCCCGTAATTGTGGGTATTTGTGTACATAGTATAAGCCACGTCCCATAATTCCGGGTATTGCTCGAATGTTTCCGGGGCGTCAACCTTAAACGGGGAAACCTGCAAATACTTTGTCATTTCTCGCCATGTTTCGACGGAACCAATGTTGCACGTTCCGCACGGCTCCCGGCTCCAATCCTTAGAAACGTTTATCGCTTCCATTCCGGCGGGTAATTCGTCTTGATTATAACAAAGGAACCATGAACCCCCGGCGTTGTTTGCGTCGCTGATATACGGCAAATAACAATCGGTCAACGGGAACCATTGAAAGCCGCCATTTGTAACGGTAAAATCCAAATCGAATGTTTTTACCGGGTCAATCTGCGACGAATGAAATAAATACATTCTTACCTTTCCGGTCGCTCCGGTCATTTGTAGCCCGATTTTCTCAATTTTGGTTGTTACCCCCATACTACGAACCGGAACAATTTCAAATCCTACTAATTTATGGGTATTTTGAATTGTAGCCCGGATTCTGCCGGAACCATCAAAAAACGTTTTTCTTTCCAATAAATTGCGGGTTTCCTTTTCCAACTGCTTAATCTGTGTAAAAGTCTGAACAACGGTTGCAATTCCGTTTAATGTCAGTCTTTCCAAAAAGTCAGAAAAAATGTTGTATGGTCGCCAATACGGGTTTCCGTAATCGTCCCGGCTAAAATCTCCGTTAAAATCGCTCGCCGTCGGTTCCTGCCCGGTATTATCTATTTTAGCAATCCAAAATATATTGTTATGCTTTACTTTTTGCCCGGCTTTATACGGCAAAATCAAATTCCATTCCGGATATTGTAGCCCCCAATCGTCCGGCATTATTGCCTGCATATTATCTAACGTCAAAAGCGGGTGCGCACCTTGAAAATACAACCCACTTTCCGTCTGCGTTAAATTGTCGTCTATCGCCTTTGCCGGGTCGTATGATTGCTCCCACCCGCACACATTTTTTAACGCTTCGCATATTTCATTTATTCTTATCATAAAAACGCCCATTTATTTCCCATATTAGGAATTAAGATTGCAATAAATAAGGGGGCGGGGATAACCACCCCGTCCCCTCGGTTAAATAATTCGTTATGCTCCGGCGTTATGCGCTCGCACCTCCGGCGGGAAATGCTGCGGCGTTGGTAACATATACAGGCATACCCAAAGGTTCGTTTTGGTCACGTGCTGCAATCTGCGCTTTGATAATCGGATTTGCAACCTTTGTTGGGTCACTGTTATAAGCAACCAAAAAGGCAACATCAACACTAAATCCGAAATACTCCTTAACGGCGCAAGTCAAATCCTCTGTTGCTGCTCCTACTGTTGCACTTTGGTCGCCAACCGAAGTATAGTAATGTGAACCAACTGGCAAATCAATCATCGGCAAACGTACAACATCCCATTCATGGAAATTGGCACGTGTACGGCGCAATGCTTCACGGTCAACACGGGTTAACACGCCAACGTTACCATCTTCAACAGCAAAGAATGTTCCATTTTGGCTTACTTCGTTTGTCACGTTGTTTGTGTAATGGAATTTCTTTCCGGCGTATTCCAACTGTTTGTTTACGTCGTTTGTCGCTCCATGCTGCGCCAACTTGCGAACCAAACTTTCGATTCCGGCGTTGCAAACGATATGCGGCATACGTGGGTAACAATTGGCTCTCATAATTGGGTCAATGTCGCCCAAAATTTCGGTTGCCATTTCCTTTTTAACCTTGATAACGTTACCGGAAAAGTCATAATTCAATTTGTCTTTCAATATCTGCGTTTTCTGTGCTTCCAACGCTGCAATTGCGCCTTTGTCTAACGCATCAGCCAACGCACGTGTATATTTTTCCATTTTACGGTAAAAGTCGTGTTCATACGAAATTTCATTGTTCGTATAAGCCGCCGGGACCATAGTAAAACCGATTGTGTATGTTGCCCACACAACGGTATAAAGTGCGGACGTATTTTCGTCGTCCTCAATTACACATGAACGGACGTTGCCAACGGTAACATCGCCATCGTAATTGATAACCGGGATTTGCACGGTATTACCCATTGAGGCAAACGCCCTTTCCCTCAACTTTGGGTTAATAATGGAATTTGCGGCGTTGGTTTGCTCAATAAAGAAATCCAATGCGCCATACTCACACGGGCGGGTCATATTGCGGTCAAATTCCGGGTTCTGAACTCGCCAATTCTGTAATCTTGTTGCAATTAAACTCATAATGTTTTATTTTAAATTGTTATTAATGCGGGTTTACCCTTTACCCGTGGTTGTTTTATCTCTCCGGCAATGCTGCAATATTGTTGTCTTTCCATGCTTGCGCCATTGCATCCTCAAACTCTTTGGAACCTGCGGTCATTCCCTGCGCCATCAGATTGTTACTAATTGCGTCGTATGCTTCAACACGTGTTTTGCATCCTGCAACGTCAATTACTACGCTACCGCCTGCGCCTCTACCTCCCGGCGGGATTGTTCCGCCTCCCGGCTGTTGGCGTCCTTTGTCAATTATTCCCATTGCGTCCAATTCACGGGTTAACAACTCGCCCGGCGTAAATGGGTTTAACTGATTGTTCGGGTTTCTCATAATCGCCCCGGTTTCGTCCTTAAACGCCAAAATTTTGCCGCCTTTGCCATCGTCGATATATTCCGGGTTCATTCCCTTGATTTTATCGTTAGCCTGCTGCAAAATAACCTTTGTTACACTTTCCGGCAAACCTGCCTTAAATTTAAGCCCTGCGGACGCTGTTTGCAATTCGTTGTCTATCTTAATGCCGAACAACTCTTTGGCGTGGTTTTCTTTTTCTGCCTCAAACTTTTTGTTCAACTCTGTATATTGAGTTGTAACGTTTGCCAAATCTGCTTTTGCCTGCTTTAATTGCTTTGCGGTTTCTGCATCTGCTCCACCGTCGGCAATTACTTTTTCCAAACGGGTTTTCTCTTTTGTCAATGTTGCAATCTGTGATTCCAACCCGGTAACGCTTTCCGCTTTTGTCTTAAAATCTCCCAACACACGTTTTGCGTAATCGTATGTTTTTTCAGTTCCGTTTTTCTCAACTCCGGACGCTGCCAAAATATCCACATCCAAATTGCCGTAAATTTCCCCGGTTTTCTTTGCTATTACACTATTTTCGTCATTCTGTGATAACGTTGTAATTGCGTTAATCTGTTCGTCAGTCAAACCGGACAAAGCCGCATTCGCTACCAAAATTTCTCTTGTTAATGCCATAATATTACCCTTTTATTATTAACTCAAACTAAATACGCTCAACGCTCCGGTATTGCAATCTACCAACGCAACCTTATATGTTGGTGCCTGCGGTGTTGTTACGTCTTTCGACCATGCCAATACCTTTGATTTGTTTGTTACTTTTGCCGTTTCCGGTGTTACTACAATAACATCGTTAATCGTTCCGGCTTCAATACATTCTTTCAATTTCTTTTTTGCGGCTTCGTCTATCGTCGCAATTGGTTTCGTACTTGTAACAATCAAATTGTCCTGCTGTGCAATCTGTGCCATATCTTTATAATTTTTTGGTTTAACTTATTTGTTTGTTTCCGGCGCATCCTGCTTTGCTTCCGGTGTTTCCTTTGATTTTCTTCCCAGCTTTGCCGCCGTTTCCAACAATCCCTCGGCTTTCAGTTCTGCAAGAATTTCGGCTTTCATAGCTTCTTTCATTGCTTTTTTCTCTGCCTCTGCTGCCTCTGCTTTGGCTTTTGCACCGGCTTCGGCTTTCTTCTGTTTTTCTGCCTCCAATTTAGCCTCGTTTTCCTGCAACCATTTGTTCGGGTCGTGCATTACATCAACGGTAAAACCCTGCTTTCTCAAATTGTGCAACCCAAAAGATTCAAAGAACTTTTTGCCGAAAACCTGCATACGTGGTTTTGAAATTCTTTCGCCCGTGTCTTGGTTGAATTTCTTAACCTCAATTCGGCAATGATAACAATCTTCCTCGCCCTTTGGTACAATAAAATTTTCCGGGGTAACGTCTAAAATATTGACGTCTTTAATTTGCCCCTCCTCTGTTCTCACTTGCATACTCGTAAAATTTATTAGTTATTACTTTTATTTTCTCGGAAAATGGTATTTGCGTTCCAAATTCCAAAATATTTGTATTTTCTCGCTCAAATCTGCGAACAAAATTAGCAAAATTCAGTTTTACACGCAATTCCGGTTCGCTAATTATCTGTTGCCCATATAAATTTAATACCTCGGCACGGGTTAAATGTCGGTACGGCTCCAATTCTGCCAACACTAACATACGTTGTAATTGGGTCGAGTCGTTCCGGTACTCCGTTTCGATAATTTGGTTTTGCATTGCGTCCAATTCTGCCTCACTTGCTCCGGTTTCCTTTGCTAACTTGTAACGTTCCCGCAACTCCATTGCATCGTAAATATAAAATTCCGTGCCTAAATTGATTTTTGCAGAAACAAACAAATTGCCGTACCTCAATCGGCAAACCGTTTCATCAACGAATTGTTGCGCCGCCTCAAATCCTTTCTTTACCCGGTTTAAAATTGTGCTTTGGCTCTCAAAATTTGCTTTTATCTGTTGTTCGTTCAATGCGTCCCGTGTTGTTATTTCCTCATTCGTTCCGACAATAGACGTGATAATATTGTTGCGCAATCGCTCTTCCTCGGCAACATTATAATCCAAACTATTACGGTCAACGGTCAACATCTGAACCGGGTTGCGCAAATCCGGTTGTTTGTCGCCATCGGGAACGGGTATTTCAACAAAAGAACCAACCCCGGCAATTCGTTTGTCGCCACATTTCGGGCAACGCTCTAATATCCCGGCTTGGTCTAACTTGTAACGTCCTTGTTTGTCTTTCAAAAACCCGCCGTCGCAATAATCGCCATTTTCTGCGTTGCTGAAATCGCAACTTTGTTCATAGCCGGAATAAATAGGATATGAACCGTACATATCCAAATGCCGTTTTGATATATGATAAAACAGATACCAATCCATGCTTTCCAACTGCTCGGTCAATGGCGACGCCTTAACATCGGGTTCCCTCAAACTTATTGCCTCATTCCAAAAGAAACGGGCGGGGGCATAACCTAAATCGTGGGGGCTGTCAATCAGCAAATCGCCAATATTCCCGTCTTTCTCCGTAAATACCCGGTATCTCTCATCGTCAATTACTGCAATACGTTTGTCGTCCTGCTTGAAAATTATCCATCGCATAACGCCCGTTACCGGGTCTGCATCAAACGTTATTACCTGCTCAATTGGCAACCAATAGAAATACGGACGGGGGTATTTATCGGCGGCGTCTTGCTCCGTTGGCAAATCCACAATTAGAACGCTGTTAATTTCGGTTTTGAAATATTCCCACCCTTTAGAACTCCAAATTTCCGGCTCCCTTAAAACGTTCTGTCTATAATACTCCCAATCGTCCCTTTGTTCGCTCTCCATAAACTGATAATTGAACGCCGGGTTACGACCGTCAAAAATTCGGCTCAACTTATCAAAGCAAATTCCCGTTACCTCGTTGGTCTTAACGGGGTAACGGAAAAGAGTTTTGAAAATTTTAAACTTATCGTCGGGTATAAGGTTTGAAACGAAATTCAGAAAATCCGTTAACGGTTGACTGATATACGGCGCAACAAAGGTTTCGGCGTGAAACTTAATGCGCTGTTGGTGTACAATCGCACGGTTAATCGTCGCCCCTTTCTTTTGCTCCGTAATCTGTTTTTTTATGTCGTTTATACCTAATCCCATAATCTTTGCTAAATTCAAAATTTGAGTTTTCCGGCAACTGCCATCCGCCGTTATTTCCCATCATCAACAAACGTTCGGCGTGCGTTATCTCAAATTCTCGTTTCATATTGTGTTGGGGACAAACCAATAAAACTTTTGTTGTCTTTCCCATAACCAACCCCCTTATTGCTATGGTGCCGCTTTTAAATCTGTTAGCGGGTTGAAATCCTCCGGAACAATAATTGCCAAATCATCCGACCAATTCGGCAAAAATGCCCATTGAATGTTGTTGCTATCCGGTGCCTCATATCCGCCCAATGTTTTATCGCCGATAAACAAAGAACGTATTGGAATCGGATAATGGGTTGTTGCTGTTTTTGCGTCTTGAATTGCTCCAATTGCGCCGTTTTCGTCAAACAGATAAACGCCCAAATTGTCGCCCCAACTTTCGCACTGCAATTCTTTCAAAGCCTTGATAATTTTCTGTGGCAACTTTCGCATAACCCCGGTAAATGGCGTTGGCTCACGTCCCACAATTTCCTCAACGCCTCCCAATGTTTCGTTACCACCTCCAAACGTTCTTGCTGCGCCTGCTTCTGCTGTCGGGGCTTGAATGTATGGGGAAATAACAATCTTTGTATCATCGTCAGCCGACAACAACGGCGTCCACGACGCTTTTTTTTCAATACCTGCATCGGTTTTAAATGAATTTTTTTCTCCGGTGCTTTTGTACAATCTTTGAAATGCTACTTTCTGAATCTGCCCAAAACTTTCCGGGCAATTACTTACGGGAATATCGGGCAAAGCCGTACCCGCCGGACACTTACAAATCATAATCCTAAAATTTTAATATTTAAAACTCGTTTTACTATCTCCGGGGCTAACTCTTTACCCCATTTATCTTTTGCAAAGTTATAATATTTTTCCGTTAAACTCTTGCGTATATGGAATAAATTGTTAGTTACGACGTTTAACGCCCCTTGTTGCTTGGCTGTATGGTCGTGTATCGCCGTCCGCCAATTCCTTTTCATATATTCCGGTCAAACCGTCCTCCGGGTCGTCATGCTCATTTGCTGGGAAATCACGCAAAAACCCGGTTACGTGTTCATGTATCTTTGGAAAACGTTCCTCCCATCCTAACGGCATTATGATTTGGGCGTTGACGCTTGCCGAATTTGTTATAATGCGGCTTTCCTTGTTGGCACCTTGGTAAAATGGTTCGGAAATCGCTTTTATCTTTTTACGTATCAACTTTTCAAACCCGGCACCGCCGTTGTTACTTTCAATCCATGCTTTTTGCGTTCCACAACGGTTTATCATTTCCGGGACGGTAACGGCTGTTACTTCTGTATTTTCCTGCGTAAATACCATGTCAGTAATTAGCGCATACAAAATCGGTTCAAACCGTTTCTTTTGTTCGTTCCATGCCTCATTACCAGATTTGTAAATGTCATAACATGCCGAAAATGTAAAGTCGTCGCCCTCGTCGGCAACGTCTGTATAATTTCCGCTACGTACATACGTCCCCCATTCGGATTTGTCAACGTATGTTCGGAACGGGTTCCGGTACAATTTGCCCTCTGCATTTCCGGGGTTGCCTTGATACAAGCATTGAAATTGTACGGGGTCTAACGCTCTTTGCCCCTCCAATTTTACCCGGCTGTGTCGTCTATCCCATAACGCCGCCCCCGGTTCCCGTGGGTCAATCTCTGTTGGTTCCCCGGTTTTCAGTCCCTCAAAATTTATTCGTACCCATGCGCCCGCCGGAATGTCTTTTACATCATCCCAACTTTTAATATCAATTACGGTTTCCCCGCTTTTTTCTATGCGCCCAATCAAATCATCATCATGCCAACGGGTAAACACAATTAATTCTTGGGAATCATTATGCAAACGGGTACGTACTACGGTCGTGTACCATTTCCATGCGGCATTACGTACAATCGGGCTGTTGCCCTCGGCATAATCTTTATAAACGTCGTCCAAAATAGAAACATCAACCGTTTTTGAAGTCAACGAACCGCCACGGCCGACAACACGCAATGAACCCTTACGCCCAACCATTTCTATTACGTCGGAATTTCGTAAATACGTATTAGCCATTGTTACTACGTTGGAACCGTTCAAATATGTTTCCGGAAACAATTCCCGGTATCTTGGTGTGTCAATTATTCTTTGGACATCCCGGTTAAAATCTCTCGCAATGGTTGCCGCATAGGAACCGATACAAATCTTTTTGTCCGGGTCTAATCCCAACATAAAAGATGGTAACTTTCGGCTTGAACCCTCGCTTTTTCCATGTTGAGGGGGCATTTGCACAATCATTTTCTTTATTTCGCCGTGGGCGAATTTATCCAACAACGTATAATAAACGACGTGGAACGGTTCCAATGCTAAATCCGGTTGCATATACCGGGCAAAGTTTATCAGCCTATTGCGTGACGCCGCTTTTACTAATTCCCCGGGATTGTTTTTTAGTGCGGCGTACATTTTAAGTAATTGTTCTTTATCCATTTTGTTTAATTCTTAAAAATATACCATATATTTTTGTCTTACCCCCGTATTTTTTCTGACTTAAAAACCGGAAATCTTAAAAAACGACCAATTTAATGTTTCATTTTCCATTTGTCGCACGCTTTTTCCGAACGTATCATACTGTGATTTTCGACAAACGGGCATTTTAAACAAATCGGGTTCCCGGCCATATCTAAATTTGAATGTTCATAATAGAATTTACCCCAACCACATTCGCCGCACGTGTGTACGGGTTTCGGTTCGTCTTTTTTCTTGATATTATTCTTTGTTGTTCGTGCCATCGTCAATTACTCCTTTCTCTGCTAATTGTTTTTTATATTCTGCTGTTTGTAGTTTATCAGCAACCGCAAACAATAAATCCTCCGGGATTGCTGATACATCGTATTGCGGTGCATCGCCGTTTATGCTTTTTTCTATTCCCGGAATCTCAACTTTAATTGGTGCATCAAATCCCAACATCTTTGCCCGGCGTTGCTGCACATTCAAAAGCAAATCCAAAAACCGGGGGTTTCCGGCGGACGTTTCCGTTGTGGTTTCCTCATACCCGTAATATTCCGGGTTGTCGCCATCCTCCAACACTTTACGGGGCTTTGCGTTCTGTCTGTTTTTCTCTCTCGTTTTCCCGGTCTTGGAACGTTCCCACGCCTCCCACAATTCAACCTCCATTTTATCCAACTTTCGCAATTCCTGCGTAACGTAATCGTCTATATTATCCATACGCTCACGTTTCCACTCAATAAGCAATTGTTGCATATCCCAATAAACCATCTGTTTACTAATTGTGTAACCGACCCCACGCCGGGCGTTTTCTTCATTCAGTCTTTCGGAAATCTCTTTGTACGTGTAACCACGCAAAAACAGATTTGAGCAAAACGACAAATCAAATTCCCTTTGGTCTTTCGTCCTTTTGCACATTTTCGGGCGTCCGCCCCTTTGTCTTTTACTTGCTTCCATTTTCCAACCTTTTTATAACAACAAAGCCATTTACCTTGCTTTCCTCTCAAACGTCGCTTTCCCTTTGCTTGTTATTTTCGGGGAATTTTCGTTTTAAGCGGGTTTCGTTTGTTACTTGATACTTTTATTGTCTTTTGTATTTTCGTCGCCCTACGTGGCTAATTTTGGCTTTCTTTCATTCCGGTACCTAAACGGCAAAGCCCCGGTTATAATTCCGGGGCGTTTATTATGCCTTTTCTACATTATTTCTATACCATGAAAAGGTTCTAAAGCATATTTTTGACGGGGTGCCGTCTTTCTTTTCCTTTCGTATGGTATATTCAAACTTTCCGTCATTGTCAACTCTTATTTCTTCAATTGTGCCAATATTTTCACCTTGTTTCACTCTATCCCCAATTTTAAACGGACAATTTTCTTTTATGTAGCTTTCATCCGCTTTGGCTTTTTCCTTTTCGTTGTACTCCAAAGCCTTTTGTCTTATATGGTTCAATTCTTGAACTCTCTTTACGTATGTTTCTTTATCCATGACTTTATTATTTTTCTGTTGGTAAATCCACGGTTAACAATACGGGTTGCAATGGTTGGTTAAACGTCAGCATTGACAAATGTATTGTTCCGGTTTCTTTTATTCTCTCCAATTCTTCCGGGGATAACTGCCATTTGGTAATTATAAGCCCCTGCGGGTCATTAGGGATTTTCATTGCAGGTAACGGCATGTATTCCGGTTGGTCTTTTGCAAATACTACATTCACGCCGGGAAATTCAACGGGTTTCATTGCCTTGCTCCTTTCTTGGTTTCTTTCTAAACTTACGTTTCTTTTCCGGTATCTCAATACGGTGTATCTCAACACGTGCGCCAAAAGCCTTTGCCAACTTTCCGGCAACTTCTTTTACTTCTTCCGGTATATCATTTTGAGGCTTTCCCGACGCATCGGCGTTTATCTGTTTTAGCAATCCGGCGATTGCTGTTTTTCCTCTTTGTCCGTTGTCGTCTTGAAACGCTGAATCAGATTTGCAATTGGTTGCGTTCTCATAAAGTCAGCACATTTAAAACGGTCTTTGCAAATATTGCAATCATCCGGGTAATTGTGTTTTGCATCCTGCGAACTCTTTTCGTCTGCCTTTCTGAATCCGTGCCATTCGTCACGGCGGGCGATTGCTTCCGAAAATACCGCCATTGCATCAATACAAACTTGTGCCAAAATAAAATCCGGGGTATCTCTCATTTCCTTTTCTAAACCGTGCTTATTAATAAGTTCGGTTAGTTCTTGTTTAAAATCTTTTTTCATACGCTTAAACTTCTATATGTTCAATTTGTGGTAACTTCTTTATGTATTCCAACATCGCCGTTTTGCTTTCCTCGGTTTCGTCGGTTCTGTTTATTACCAACTGAATAACTTCCAAAAGATAATCGCTATCAATACACGCATTATCAACGTCGGTAATATTATACAATGGTTCCGTTATTTCCTTGACGGCTTTAAATGCTTCTTTTGTCAACTTTGCGGCTTTTTTGAATCTCATTTTTTCGCCCTTTTCAAAGCATTTGCCTAAATGGTTTAATTTATCATCAGCGTAAAAAACGCATGTATGTGCCATGTCCGCCAAAAGATACGCCGTATTTGTAAGGAACAACGCTTTTTTTCTTAATTCTTCTTTTTCTTCGTTTGTCATAGTCTTTTGTTAAAACGGTTCTCAAAATGTTTGTATTGTTCGGCGGTTTCCTGCTGCATATTACCGCAAACCGGGCTTTCCGGCTTGTTGTGTGGGTGTTTGCGCATAAATTCCGGGTTTTTCTCACGTCCTGCAATTTTAGTATATGCCATTTCCTGCAATTCTTTTTGGGAATATCCAAACAATGCTGCAATATGGAACAATACGGCGTTCAAATCTGCTAACTCGTCTATAATTTCCGACGTGTTTTCCGGTATTATTCCATTTACCAACATATCATCAGCAACAACAAACAATTCGTGGTATTCCTCTGTAAGTTTTAAAAATCTCATTTGAAAGCTTTTGCCGAAAAGTTTATTCATCTTTTCAAACAATCTCTTTTCGTCAAAGGTCAATCCGGCGGTATTGGCGTCTTTTTCTTCAAAATTAGCCATAAACGTTTGCATATCCATTTTGCCAAATTTTCCGTCCGGTGTCAATACAATAAAATTTCCCTCCGGTACGTCCAACATTACGCCGTTTTCGGTCGGGAATGAATAAACCGCCAAACCTCCGGGCGTTCTCGGAATCTGCATTGTTCCGCCTCCGGTAAAAATCTGCAATTTTTCCCAATTATCACGCTTTACGGGTAATGCACGAACTTCTAACAATCGGCGGCAATAAATATCCCCGGCGGTTTCGTCCGGCATACCTAAATTTGTGCGCAACTCATTTGGCAAATTTCCCGCCCCTTTTTCGTATTCAACAAAGAATATTGCACCACGCAAAAGGTTTTGTTCTTTAATCGTCCTTACGTCTTTTATTCTTTTTCCGTATCTGCCTTGAACTGCATATATTGCGGCTTCAATTATTCTTTCCTCTTTGTCCGGGGCGTACATTTTAAGTTCAAAGTAATTTTCTTTCTCTGTAACTTCCGGTTCTGTTCCCGTTACATCTTCAATCATCAAAAACGTTTCCGCATCAAACGGAATAAAACTTCTTTTTTCCATATCTAATTTGTTTTGAATTAAAGTACAAAGCATTTCACCTTGTAAAACAATCTACCTGGTGAACTCATGGCATAAACGTCTCCGTTGGCAAATTCAATTTTATTGCCTGTGCAGTTGATTATTCTATTATCTTCACTCTCCAATTTAAGAACCTCTTCTTTTGTCATATTTCATCCTCCTCTATTTCAAGTAAGACATTAAGTTCCACACTATCCGTAAATCCATCATCAGGATATACAGTTTCTTTTTCTACATATTCAATCCCGTGAACACGTATAAATTCAGCGTTCTCTTCATCTCAGTTTGATTCTGTTCTATCTGTGAGCATAAATACATTAGCTGATTTAGGCATTTTTTTAAGCTTTTCTATAAGCTCTCCAACAGTTAATGTTTTCATAATTTTATTCCTTTTTATATCAATTATTAGTTAATTGGCAGTTTCATAAAACACATCCACATAGTCTTTCCATGTCTTCCAGTAGTATGGCCGAAGAGTGGTTGCCGATTGATGGCACTCAATACTTCCCTAACTGTTATCTGCTCCTCATTCCATTTGAAAATCAGAACTCCGTAGTCATCCAGAACACGAAAGCATTCATCAATTCCCTTTTTTATCACCCTTGGCCAATCTTCAGGAAGTTTACCATACTTCTTGGCTAACCAACTATTTTTGCCAACCTTTAGCAAATGGGGTGGATCAAACACTACCAGTTTAAAGGATTTATCCAAAAACGGCATATCGGTAAAGTCCGATACGATGTCTGGGTGGACTTTCAGATTCCGCCCATCACAAAGAATGTATTCTTCGTCCCTAATGTCAGCAAACAAAGCCAAAGGGTTTTTTTTGTCAAACCAAAACATCCTACTGCCACAACAGGCATCTAATATTATTTTTGTTTCACTCATTTCCAATTAATAAACGGTTAATAATAAAACAATCAGTCCTCCGGAAATTGTGGCGTACAAATCTTTTTTATCAAATACGCCTCCGTGTTTTTTGTTGTAAACCTCACGCAATACCCCGGTTAAAATTACTGCTATCAATGCGATAATACGTGCAATCATTCCCGGAATCCCGATAAATGAAACCAAACGCAAAACCAACATTACAACAATCATTCCCGCTATAATATGCAATAATTTATCGTGCGGGATTGATACTATTAATTGAAATATCTTTTTCATCGCTTTTTTTCTGTTATGTTATACAATTTTCTGAAATATATTACTTTGTTATCGCTCCGGCTTGTTCTGTAACATTTAAGCCCAACCGCCGGACAATCGTCTTTATGGATAACGCAACGTGCGCATCTACTCAAACATACAAATTTGCCAACCTTTTCAATCAGTTTATCAGACGGTTTAACCCATCTTTCCGCAATTATTACCATACCCCGGTAAACCGCACGTTCGCCGGGGTTATATTCACGCCCGGGTTCAAACGGATGTGGTTTCTTTATTCTCATTTTCTATCGAACTAACCAACAAATCCAAATTTTCCTCTGTTCCGGAAATTGAAATTCTTGCTTTCCCTGCTCCCATTACCGCCAATTCCGTAATTGTGCAATCATATTTGCCTGCGGATTTTTGAAACTTTGCCGCCTCATTTAATGGCAATATTTTTGTTATCTCTTTCATCGCTCACGTTTTTAGTATTTTACATTACAAAGTTAATAATTTCTTTTGGTTTTTATCCATATCAGCCGGAAACCAACGGAAAAACAAAGCAATTTAATTTCAATATCTAAATAAACGTCATGTCCTTTTACGCCCTCAACCATAACTCCGGGCGTCAAATAAAATTGCTTATACTTCCACAAACTTTGCAGATACAAATAAAACCCGATACGTCCAATATGGAATCCGATTGTTTTCATTTCTCTATCTGTTTTTTTATCTGTTCCCAACTCTTTTTGTCAATTACCATTTTCCGGGGGTATTGTATTATTTCGCCCTTGGTATATACGAGATTATAGATACCCAATTGCCCCTTAATTGGCATTTCAACAACACGTCTTGGGTTGCGCATCATCCATCCGAAACCCTTTGTTATTTTTGCCCTCTTTTCCTTTGGAATCCGGGTGTTTTCCCAATCCTCCGGCGTAAACTCTTTTATCGGCTTCACGTCGTACAACTCAACCAATCCCAACGTAACGCCGCTTTCCATTCCCGGATAAACCGGGGACGCTGCGGAACATATCAGCACGTCGCCACGGTATGACGTGTTTTTGCTCCGAACTTCAATTGTCTTTTCCCCGTAAACAATACCGTTTTCATCCTTGTACGCCTCCGCTACCAAATCATTTGCGTATGGCTGTTTGACGGTCAACGCACGCCAACGGTCGTGTTTTTCGGGGTCATATTCTTTGCTATTAAACTGCATAACTTTATTTTTTATCTTTCCCGGCGGGTTCCTTGTAATGGGCAAAACCAATTGGTCGTATCGGTTCCGGCTCCGGAACGGCTGCGTCCTCCTTATTGTATTCAAAAGAAACAAAAACCGTTCGCCCCTTTGTCCGTGTCCCAATCAGCCGGGAACCCTCCGGGATTTGAATTTTAATTTCGTTCCTCATTCTCAAAATGGCAAATCATCTTTGTCTTGGTCGGGAATTGGCGGCGGCGGTGTTGGTGCGCCTCCCTGCTGCGTTGTTTGTCCGTCTTTCTTTGGCGACAACATCTCCATATTAAACCCGTAAACTTCTGTAATGTATCTTTTGACGCCGTTGTTGTCCTCATAACTGCGGGTTCTTATTTTCCCCTCAATATAAAGTTTATCGCCCTTTTTTACATACTCTTTTGCAACCTTTGCCAATCCATTTTGCAAAACAATATTGTGCCATTCGGTGCGCTCCGGTACTTCTGTACCATTTGCCGTTTTAAATGCTCTGTCAGTTGTCGCCAACGTGAATTGCGCAACCGAACCGCCGTTGTCGAAATCTTTATACTCCGGGTCTTTTCCGACGTTACCCATTAAAATAACTTTGTTTACACTCATAGAAATATAGCTTTAAAAATCCAACTTCCAATACTCCATAACGTCCAAATGTATGACGCAACCGTTAACGCCACGAACGTATAAAATACAATTTTATATCCGGTTTGTTTTTTGATTTTCATCTACTTAAATTTTACGCCATCCAACAAATATTCTTTTTTCATATCCGACCATCCGGCGGCATGATTTATCGCTTTCCGGTCGTCGTCGTAAACAAATCCAACTATCCAACCGCCGACGTTTGATTGTTTTATTAGTCTTACCAATTTACCGACGAAAAAAGAACGGTATCGGTAATATGCTGAATTTTCACTAACAAACAAAACCCGTCTTTCTGCATTTATTTCGGGCGGATTTTCGATTTGCGGGCGTTTCTCCCTTTCCGGGTACCTTTGTACCCTTTTAAAATCATTTTGGATTGAACGGCGGGAAATTGCCCCGTAATCGGGTGTTCTTTTTTTCGTCCTCATATTTTCAAACTTCTGTATTCGTTTTTAAGCAATTCAATAATCCGGACGTTGCCCGGATATATTCGCATTTTCTCACGGTCGCCATTCTCCCAACGGTTGTGCATTTCAAAGCAAAGTATATTAATATTCCTTGGGTCATGCGCCATTTCCGGATATGCCCCACGGGTTAATATATGGGAACAATACGTTGCCGAAAAATTGTGCAAAGGTCGCAACGTTTCCTCGCATCTGTGCGGCTTATGCTCCCAAACCCACCGGAAAAACCGTTGGTTGGCAACGGGAATGTCGCCACGTCCTAAAACGCAATGCCCGAACAATTCCCGTTGTAACTCAACACGCAACCGTATATCTAACCGAAAATTACGAATATCCAATAACGGTTCGTAACCACGTGCAACGCAATATTCATATTCGCAACGCTCGGTCAACAATATTGGCTCCATTACATATTGTCTGTATCGTCCGCCGGGTCTGCCATTTCCGGGAACATATCATTTTCATTTTCGTTGTCTGCATCATTTACGTAAACTAACGGGTTTGGTTCCCCATCAGCCCCGAACAAATCCATTTGCGCCTTTTTGCCCTCAAACAGAAATTCGTAAACCTCGTTTTCAATATCGCAAACAATGTTTTCCAACTCTTCCTCAAAACCGAACGTTTCAACGTTATATTTCATTCGTGGGGTATTGATTGCTGTTTTCTGATTGTTTGATATGGTAAACAATCCGGTTAAAACGACGCCTACGTTATCATCTTGCCCGGACAAAGAAACGCCCCTAACCTCTATATTGTCCAAACATTCTTCCGCAAATGCGGCTGCAATATCTGTTTGTTTCTTTGTTGCTTTAAACTCCGGCGTTGCCATCATGGTTTTAAATGACGTTATGTTGAATACACGTCCCATAATCGGGCGCAAATCATTAAACAAATGACGCAAATCCGGGTGTATGTCTTTTGCACTCAATACATGGTATTTGTTCGTGTAACTCTCATTTCCGACAACTTCCGTTACTTCATAATGTACGTCTAACCCGCCATCTTTCAATAACTTTACTTTCGATAATGAAAACTTTTCCTTTGTAGGAATCGGCATAACATTTTGTTTTTTTTCGCTCATAATTTTTAATCTTTATTGTTTCCCGGTTCCTCCGGGTCGGTTTCTTCTTGGAAATACTCGCACGGTTCATCATCAGCACAACGACCGGACAAACAACATACCGGATAATCCACGCAATCAATGCACATTTTTTTTTCGTTCATAATTTAAAAGTCTGTTTCATTTAACAATTTTGCAACCTTGTTTTCCGGCTCTGCATCCGGTGCAAATATCGGTTTCGGGTCGTGAACTAAAACTTCCCTTTTTACCTTTTTGGTCTTTGCGGGTTCCGGTTCCGGGTTAAACTTCAATTGTTCCGCCGGATATTCTTTTGGTTTCAGTTCTATAATACCATTTTCCACCAAAACCGGAATACAACGTTTGCAGGCTTTCACGTCCTCCAACGCATCATGCGCCGGGAATGTTTCGCCGGGGAAACATTTATTATAAAGTTCTTCCAACGTCGGGAATTTTCCGGGGCGTCCATTTGCAAACATTGCGCCGACAAATTTAATTGTTTTCATCATGGTATCAATTCGTTTTCCCTTAAACAATGCGTCCTCGGCTTTTTCGTCGTAATACTCACGCCCCATAATTCGCAATATCATTGCTTTTACAATTGACGTATCAAAGTAAATGTTGTGTCCTACCAACAAACGGGCTTTTTCGCAATCCTCCAAAAATTCGCCTATAATATCAGCAAATGGGACGCCCTCGACGTTTGCTCTCTCTGCTGTAATTCCGTGAACTTCTGTTGACGCTTCCGGTATTTCCCATCCCTCCGGCTTAATAATGTAGGAACGTTCCTTTTCGTTTACCGCCCATGCCAATTGCACAATATTTGGAAATTCCGCAAAATCAACGTCCCATTTTGCGCCCTTTGGGGGCAACCCGGTTGTTTCACAATCGAACGTCAAAACATCTTTCATAATGTCGTTTATCTCATTTCCTTTGCTGTCTTTCAATGTTACTTTTTTCATAATAAAAAATCTTTTTTGCCCGTCTTTATTGGGCGTTTGTTCAACATAATTTGCCCATGTAATCCACACGCAACCGCATTTCAAACATTTAACCCGGCTATATCCGTGCGGCGTATATTGGTACCGGATAACCCGCCAATCTTTCAACGGGTAACATTTACGGGGTTGGTTACACTTGCAAAACATATTATTTTTTCTTTTTTAATCTTCTTGTTTCTTTTTTACGGGTATTATACCCGGTTTTAAATGCCGACAAATAAATAAAATCGCACGCATCAATAAACATTTCGCTTGTCTTGCATAATTTATATATTGGGCAATCCGTACATTTAATCCGCCCGCTTGCCTCTCTCGCTTTCTTTTCCAACGGGCTTAATTCTGAATAATGCCTCATATTAAATGCTTCTTGGGTCGTCTATAAACGTGTTGTATTCCTCTGCGGCAATCTGTTTCAAATGCTCAATATGTTCTATCAATTCCGCATTGCTCAACTCCGGTATTTTACGCAACCGGTTTTCATATTCCCCGGTTTCAATATTCGGTATTTGCTCATACATTACCGGGGACAACTCACGCAATCGGCGTTCGGTTTGTTCATCTGTCAGACGTTCGCCCGCCTCCCAAATTCCGGTTCTAAACGTTGGTACAACGTAATTGAAATAATAACCTTTCAAAGCCTCTGACGAACCGGGCGACGCTACAATAAAACGGGCGATTATGCGGCTACCTTTGTGCATTGCAAAGAATTGATTTAATTCCCCCATGTACATTTGTAAACCGCCGTTATTATTAATCATTCCCGTTGCTGTTATCTCTCTTTTTTTCATACTTAAAAATCAAATAAGCCATTATAATACGCTTCTCTTACTTTCTTTCCGAATTTTACAACATGATGTCCCTTTTTGTTTTTCTTTATATTTCCGGGAATATAAAATACAACTCCATTTTTAGGTAGGTTATATCTTTGGTAGAAATTGTAAAATTCATTCGTTCCGTATGATATTGCATTTTTAGCAATTTTCTTTAGCTTCCTCGGTATTCGTTTCATTGTCTTTCTTTTCCCGGTCAACAAATTGTTTCATTGTCTTATTAAAAGCCTCGCCGCCTACTTTCAAAATAAACGTTCTTTCGCTGCTTGAATATCCCTGCAATTTTTTATCCATCGCCGACGCATAAAGAACGGTCATTTGTCCCGGTTCAAATACTCCTTTTTCCTGCAAACGGTCTATCGGGTGCCGTTTCAATGGGGCGTTTGCGCTTATTCCTGCATTTCTCCGGATGTTTTCCAAATCGGAAATAACCACCTTCAGATTATTATAAATTTCGGGCGTTTTCAAAACGTCCGAAATTGTCATTTCTTTAACTTCCATATTGTTTTGTTTAAGGGACGCCGGGAAACCGACGCCCCGGTTGATTACTCGTTTTCTGTGTATTCCTCAATAATTAAATCATGCTGTCCTCTCACAACACTTTCTATAAAGCCTTGATAGCCCTCTTTCTTTGCCAAATCCAAAATAGACTGCAATCTCTTTTCGCCCAAACTTTCGCCCCTCGCAATGCGGAATACTTTCACGGTTGGGTTACTTGCTATAATCAGTTTTGCGGCAACCTCCATTATTTGCGAATCTGAAACCTTTCCGGCGACAAATGGGACGTCATTTAATACTAACCCATCATCACTAAACGAAAGCCCGGAAATCGGTAATTTCGCCGACGAAATAAGTTTTTCACGCTCGGCGGATAATTCCGCAATTTCTGAATCCATCTTTTCCGCTTCTGCTTTTTTGTCGTCTGCTTGTTTTTTCTTTGAAAGATAATCGGCAACCTTTGCAGCCTTTTTGTTGTGTTCCTCGGCTTCTTTCAATTGTTTTTCTGTATCGAAATTATTCGGGTTCAAAGCCTCATAATCTGTTAACCATTTTTCGGCACTTGCTATTTTTCCCTCATAATCTTTCTTTTCTTCTTCAACGACCGAAACGGTTTGTTTATACGTCTTTTCGGCTTCTTCCATTGCTTTCTTTGCCGCCTCAATTGCTTTATTGTATGAATCTTTGGCGGCTGCCAAACGTCCCGGAATCTCTGCCAATCTCCCCTTTCTTTCTTCCATACGTAAACGCACGCCCTTTGCTTTCTCAACCAACTTTGCGTTTTCCTGCTGTTCTTTCATCAGTTCCGTAATGTCCTTTGGTTTGGCATACGTTTTCAAATCCTGCGTTGTCAATCCCTGCCCGGCTGCATCTGATATTGATTTGTAGGTTTTCAAATCTCGGTTTACTCCGGTACGTTCTGTTTTAAGCCCGGCAACGGTTGTATCAATTTCGGCAATCCTTGTTCTTACTTCTTCCGGCAACAAAGACTTTACAACCTCAATTTGCTTTCTGCGTCCCTCGGCGGTTTCCGACCAACGGGAAAATTCCACGGCGTCAAAATCTGTATAACCGAAAATCTTTTGCAACATAGAAACGTTATCACTTTTCATTCCGGTTGTCTTTGATTTAATTGATAACGTGCCACGTGGGTTTGCTTTTGTGAATTTCAATTCAACCTCGTATTCCTCGCCGTCGTCACCGACAATCATTTTTGCAAAACCTTTGCTTTCTCCATTCTTCAATACGGCGTCACGGTTCCCGGTCAACAAAGCCCCAATTGCTTTTAATACGGTTGATTTTCCCAACTCATTATCCCCGGTAATGAAATAAACGTTACCGTCAAAATCTGCGTTAAACTCTTTAATTACTTGGAAATTTACCAATTCTAATTTCTTTACTATCATAATGCTCTCGGTTTGTGCCGGGGTTTCCCCCGGCGGGTTAATATTATTTTTTGTTTTCTCTTATTCTTTGGTATATCATTGTTTGCACCTTAACAAATGCGTCCCGGCTTTCTTTCGCTTCCTCAACCATGCAATCAGCAATGAAATTTTCCAAACGCTTGTATAATTCGTTCAACTCTTTGTCGCTCATTGCGTGCCGGATTGCTCCTACTTCATCAACAAACTTTCCCATCTTTACAAATCCTTTTAAGTTCTTCCAAATCCTTACGTTTCGGTTCTTCTGCGTTCTTGGTCGCATCAATCAAAGGCATATTGTTTGTTGTTGTCGTCCATCTTTTACCCGTTGCCGGGGACGTGTAAGTTACTTTGTAATATCCGTGTCCGGCAATCTCAAAATCAAAATCGTAAATCGTTGTTTTCATAATAAAATGTTTACTTTCCGGGAACCCGCCCGGTCGGTGTTTGTCATACTTTGAAAGATTTTGGCTTTATAGCTTCATTTAATCGGTTACCGAACCATCATTTAACCCTTTGTAGATACCGTTGCTTACTTTCTACTCTTACGAACTTAATCTTTCAACAGTCTTTTTGCATTTTGGTTAGACTGTGGGGTCTTTCGTTGTTTGACACTGCAAATATACGCATAACATTTTAACTACCAAAATTCTTTCTTTTTATTTTCAAAAAAAAAAACAATAAACCCGGAACGTTATACATTCCGGGCATAAATCAAAACAGCCTCATTTGTTTATCTGTTATTTTAGCAACAATTGCATCAACTTCACCTTCTAAACGTTTACACGTTTCCAATATTTCCGGTCTGCGTTGGGCAAAATATCTGCGTTGGTTATGTCGCATTTGTCGAATTAACTCGGCGAACTCTTCCAACGTTATTTTTCCCGGATTTTCGATTTGCGGGGCTTTTTCTTCTTCCATGTATATTTTATCCATTTTGGAATTAAAATCGCTCTACGTGGCTAAAACAAACGTTCGTGCATATTGCTTGGTAAATTCTGACGCACCCAACCGGGGTTGTTGCGCAAAATGTATCGTCCAAAGTGCATTATCAACGTGGCGTCGGCGTTCCACAATGTCGGTTTCAATTCCGGGTACAAATTCCCGGCAATCTCTTTGTATCTGCGTTTTCGCTCGCTCTTTTCCTCCTTTTTCCGGCTTATCTTTGCCCGCAACTTCAATTCGTTTTGCCATTTCATAGGATGCGCCATAACAAACGGAATGTCGCAAACTGAAATGATTGCTTTCAACTGCTCAAAGTTTGCCATCATCTTTTGTATTCGGTACAACTTTCCCATATTGACGCCATCGGCACCCGGCGTTATATCATCCGGGCGCACACTTAGTTTTTCAAGAAAAACAATTGGCGAACATATTGTTTTCAAATGATTCAAATAATCTCTTATGTCGTTTATATCCTCCGGCATTTTTATGGCGGTTATATTGTGGTTTGGTCGCCATGTTACAATACCACCATTTACGCCGGGGTCAATTCCCACTACTGCTGAAATTCTTATATTTTTTTCCATAAATAACCTCCCGCACTTTTTAATTTATTATTTACGCATCTATTTATATTTGATTGTGGAATGTTTGTTTCCTTTGATGCAATTTGAGCATTTGGATATGATTTGATAAATACATTATCCTTTGAATATTGATAAATCTTTATACTCTTTGGGTGTAATTCTCCATTTCTACCTTTAAGTGTTTTAGATATTTTTTCTTTCCATAAAATATTACGTCCTTTCAGACTTTTTGAAATTCTACTTCTTGTTATTGGATTTAATTCATTTTGCTGTCTTGTAGCCCATTTCAGATTATTAGCATTGTTGTTTAATGGGTTTCCGTCTATATGGTCAATCTCCGGTAAATTTCCCGGATTTGGTATAAATGCTATCGCTACAAGTCTATGAATATTAAATTTCTTATTTCTCAAAGAAATATATAAATATCCTTTCCTTAAACCCGCTTTTAATACTCTACGCAAAGACTTTACACGCCCAAAATTACTAACTTGATAATACCCATCAAATCCGGGAATATCTTTCCAAATCTCATTTTCCATAATTGCCAACTTTTAAGAACTGCCAACAAATAAGAAACGGGGACGGGCTGTTGGCTTGCCCTTTCGGTCGGT